GATGAGAAGGAACATCACGATGAGGGAGCATGGATACAAATCATTTAAATGTTGAAAGGAGGTAAGCAGGAAATGCTGTATCTTAGTCTTTTCTAAGAAGCGCATTTCTCCCCACCTAAGTCTTACGGCTATAGATGGGGTGTCCTGCTCCATAATTATGAAGACATCAAAGAAAGTTCTGGCAGCCCTTCTGGCGATTTGTCTCAATACCGGAACTGCTCTGGCCGAAGTGGATAAGACTGCGACAACGGCGCTTGTTGCCGATGTGACTTCCGGGTATACGATTACGGTGCCGGAAACTGTTGCATTGTCGAAGAGTACGGACGGGTCTGGTACTTATACGGGTACAATCCCGGTAAATCTCAAAGGCAGCGTTGGCAGTAACGAAAAAGTGACGGTGACTACCACAGTGACCGATATGACCGATGCGTCTGGGACTAAGGCTCCTGTAACATTCACGGCAAACCCGAAAACGGTCTGGTCATACTCCGACTTGCTGAATGGCGGAACTACAAGCAATTATGTGGTTTCCGCGACACTGACAGCAGGCAGCTGGAAGGGTACAGCTACATTTTCCTGCACGATGTCATAATGCCAAATTCGAAAGGATGTGAAAATCTGTGAACATCAAAAAAGCGGCTGCGAGTTTTCTGTTTATGATTTTTGCCATGGTATGTAATGTGTCCATGGCATTTGCAAGCTGGGGTGGCATGGGCTACAAAAACTGCGTGCTGTGCGGCGCATTGGTAACGCCTATGCCTACATATGGTGGCACACAGAAGTACACTGAATTCTACAACTGTGAAGAAGTTGAGGGCCTAACATCGAGCACAACTCAACGATATGCCCTGAAAAATATGTACGTTGTCAGCAACGCAGATGGCGTTATCTGCACAAATTGCGTTGAACGTATTATCAGCGAACACAAAGGCGGCACGGGCGGTGAAGTTGATGAATCAGTGTACATCATTACCGTTCCCGAATCAGTGACACTGAGCAATGAAAACGGTGGCACTGGAGATTATGCTAACACCGTTTCTATCAAGGCAACGGGCGAACTGCTGACAAACCAGAAAGTATTTTTTAATACCTCTGCTCCGACCATGCACCGCGACGGCAGCACCGATGTTGTCTGCACCGCCACTGCTACCACTGCAACAGAATGGGACGCAACTGCTGTAAAAGGGAAAACTGCTCAAACCGATTATTCCGTGACTGCGCACCTCACTCCAGGCGAATGGACCGGCAATATGGTGTTTTACGCTTCGGTAGGAGATACCTATACAGTTGAGGTAGGAGACAATTCTGTATTGCTTTCTCCCGCTTATGAGGATAAAACTCATATTGTATTTGAATCCGATAACCCCTCCGTGGCTTCCATTAGTTCGGACGGCCATATTATCGCTTCGGCAATCGGAACTGCGAACATCACGAAGACCGCATATGACAGTGCCGGGACTCGCGTCATCTATTCGTCCAAATACACCATCAATGTCACGGCGCAGATGTCGTTGATGGATGTGAGCCGTCTTGCTTCTGTATTGACGACTCTTTCCTCTCAGGGAAAAAACATCACTGTTATTTCGTTCGGCAATTATACCGTTCCGGGCAATGCAACGACCTATGACGTATCCGGCCAGGGTGACAAATCGATTGTCGCGTATGTTCCGACCACGATGTACGGCGGCTGGTGGTGGGGCACTCAGAATGGCACAGAGCTTCGAGTGACAGATACGAACCGTGATATGGTGGCGTTTGCTTCCGGTAACAGCATTTGCTTCAAAGGCGGTGCGTCTGACACTTCTACGGTTTTTGACAATATCAAGACCATTAACTTTGATGCAGTTGACACGACTCGCGTGACATCCGCTGCTTACGCATTCTATAACATGAAGTCACTGACTACAATTACTGGACTCAGCCGTTGGGATACCAGTAAAATCACGACGATGAACAGCATGTTCAAGGGATGCACAGGACTTAAAAGCCTTGATTTCAGCAGCTTTAACACCAAAAATGTCACGGATTTCTCCAGCATGATGTATGGATGCACGGGTCTTTCGAAAATCACGGTCGCGGATACTTTTGCGACAGCTTATCTCCCGACTCCGGGCTTTTCCACGGGCTTTACCTACGTGAGCAGCAAGATGGGTCTTACCATTGCCGGAAACCCTTCCAGCGCTTTGAGCAGCTATAATTTCACTTCCGATAACCGTACCGTGACATACGATACTTCTACCGCATCTGATGATGAGTCCGATAATGAATTTCCGAACGAGGATTCCGACAGCACCGTGGCACCTGCGCCGACAGCTTCGATGAACGTTTCAAACCTGGCGCAGGCAATGACGCAGCTCAAGGAATCCGGGACTGAAATCAAGGCGATTTCCTTTGGCGGCTATCAGGTCCCGGAATCAGCCAAAGTATTTGATGTCTCTGGAATCGGCTCCAGTGCAATTCTGGCTTTTGTAAAAGAAGGCGAGAACCGGCTCTACGTCACGAATTCGGCTGGCGGAACACTTGTCTTTGGCGAGGGAAACAGCATTTCTTTTGATGAAAATGAGGCATTTGCCGACATTGAAAACATCGAGTATCAGAACGTTGATACTTCGCAGGTGACTTCTGCGGCATCTGCTTTTTCCGGAATGAAGAAGCTCACCAGCATTGGTGGATTAGAGAACTGGAACACGTCGAACATCACTACGATGAACAGGATGTGTTATCAGTGTGAGGCTTTGCAGTCTATTGCCGGGATGGAGAAGTGGGATACCTCGAAAGTAACTGATATGAGTGAAGCTTTTGCCGGTTGTCTTTCTCTCTCGGATGCTTCGCCGACAGATGGCTGGGATACCAGCAGCGTGACGAACAAAGAGAACATGTTTGCTGGCGCACTGTGCGAAAAAGCACCGGAGATAGCCAATGATACAGAGAACACTGATACTGGTGCGGATTCGTCTGAGGGAAATTCCGAGCAAGCTGAAAGCAAAGCAAAAACCAAAGAGGATGAAGCCGAAACTAAAACTCCGGATTCAGAAAACACACAACCTGATACATCTACGGCAGCATAAGGAGGGGATGAACATGAAGGCTATCAAGCACTTTGCTATGCTTTTGGCAGTGCTGTCTCCTTTTCTTTTGAATGTGTCGTTCGGATTTGCCGATACCGCTACACGGACATGTTCGGTCTGTGGGCAGAAATTCACTGTGACAACCCCGGCCGCTGATGACGCCAAAACATTCGAGGCGTACAACAAGGTAAACTCGATTAAAGGCGTTGAGACGGATAAGAGCGCTACTTATACCGCAATTACGGATGCAAATGTCTATGCAACGACCATTAACGGAAAGCCTCTGTGCTCGAATTGTCTGAGTACGATGGGCGCTGCTACTTCTACCGGTAAAGGATTGCCGAAAACGGCTTCCACTCAGCTGCTTGCGAGCGCAACGGCGGTCTATACGATTACGGTTCCCGAAACTGTTAAGCTGACAGGCGTTGACAATGGCCCTGGCTCATATACGGCTGACATCACCATGACTTTGAAAGGTGATGTCGAGGAGAATGCGGTGATTGTGGTATCTGTGGACGGTGGAACCATGACCAACACTGCGGGCAAAACCGCTGCTGTCACGGTATCCAATCGGACCAAAAGCGAGTGGTCCCGAGCAGATTTGCTGAACGATGGAACGAGTGCAACTTGCAAAGTCTCTGCGGAGCTTGACCCCGGACACTGGACCGGCACAGCAACGTTCAGCTGTGAAAAGAAGTACAAATAGCCAATTTCCCGTGGCTGAAGATACTATGGCCTATCTTGTTCCCGGCATAAAAAGCAGACACAATATATTGTGTTTTGGTATTGCAATATACCATATATTGTGGTACAATATATCTACTGGCTCAAATGATAGCAAAGAACCTAAAGTTTGAGCATTTTCGTGTATGGCTATGAGACCGCTTCCTTCTACTTGAAGCTAATATGAAATCATGTCAGCGGTTTCGCTCTCCGTCACGGCTCGAGAACATAACAATACGGCTATATATCCGCTTCCTTCATTTGCTGGCTTCAACACGTTAGCGGATATGCTCTCCGTATCTATTACGTGTCTCATCCACCCGTGTCGAGTTTTTTTCGGCGCGGGATTTTTGTTTTGTTAGGAGGTCATTATGCTGACTGTTTATGATTTTAACCGTATCACGTTTGCTCATCATCGCGGCATCGTACCACCCATGCCCGCACAAGAAGGGGAGAAAGCGGTGGAGAAACGCTATGTCTGTTCAGCGAACATGAAATTGATGGAATACGGCTATATTATGGCGCGAGACCTCTTTGATGCCTGCTGCAAGGCCGAATACAATGATTTCCTCAAGACCTGGTCTGCGCTGTATGACTGCGTCACGGAGGATGGCAAGGCAATTTCTCAGACTTCTCCCATCTGGCCGAATTTTCCGGACGATGCAATGGAAGCCGACCTTGTGGACCTGTATGTTGTCAACTTCCTCAATTATCTGACTTGCGGCGAATGGCAGCCGGATTTCGACCCGGTCAAATTCTGTCCCACATTGGACCGCAGCCATCTTCCTGCTGTGAAACAGATTCCGGCGTGTGATGAGGAGGAAATCTACCGCTATTCCGTACAGAGCATTACCGGGCATTCTCCTCTGTCTCCTGACGAGGCGTCCTGCGTTTTCGATACTCTGATGCATGATATTGATTTCACATCTGAGCTGATGGACCACATGAAACCCAAGCATATTCCGTGCAAGGAAAATCTTGCTCTGTATGTGTCTCGCATTATCTCTCGTCCCGAATGGCGGGAACAGGCATGCTTTCAAGACTTCAAGAGCTCCACCGATGTATTGCGCCTGACTGCCGCGATGAGTGACCAGGATGTGAGTCTCTCGAAAGCCCCGAAATTCCGGAACTTTAAGCGTGGCGAACGTCGTCAGCTGCTGGAACTTCTGGAGCACACTGATAAGAACGAGGGCTTTGCATTGCATCCCGAAGAGTTCAAGCGATTGGGCGAACGCCTGCATCCGGGTGATTACTCTTATATCTTCAAGGAAGATTATGAGATTTTTACGAAGATTCGCAATGGCGTTAAGATTGAGACATACAACTCCAAGCTGCAGGAGCTCATGAAAAAGCCGGTCAATGTGGACCTGCTCTCCGCTCATCTGATGATGCGGCCCGGTATGTTTGCCCGAAATCTGGACTTTGCGCTGCGCAACTGCTCCAATGAACAGCAGATGGAAAATGTTCTGTTCCGATTTATCTCGGTGTGCAAGAGCATCGAACCGCGTGTGTTGGTTCAGCTCATCAACCATTTTCGGAATCGCAACAATCCTGTGCATTTGGCAACCGGCAAGGCAAACGGCGCTGCCAGCAAAGCTCTGGAACGGGACATTGAACCTTTGTCTGAGGATATCTGCAAACGTGTGGCACGCGATATCTTTAACCAGCTGTGGCAGGTCCTTCGCGCAGAGGACACCGAACCGAAGAGCGTGTACATCGACCCGGATTGCCATTGCAATAAGCTGATTTTTCCGGATAATCCCCGTCAGGTCACTTCCGCCGTGCGTGCTGCAGCCTGCGGCTCTCGCACGAATCTGCCGGACGGAAATGTGCTCCGTGCATTCCTTTACTGGAAGGGAAACGATGGCCCTGACCTGTGGAATGGCATCGACCTGGACCTCTCGGTTGTGTTCTACGGAGAGGAAAAAGCAAAGTTCGTGTACTACGCGAATCCCAAGGACGAAACACTTGGCGCAATCCACTCCGGCGACCGCCGCTGCAGCGGTAAGAATGGTGCCGTTGAGTATGTAGATTTCGATATCAAGAAGTGCTTTCAGAATGGGTTCCGTTATGCCGCCCTCACTGTAAAATCCTACTCTGGGGAGAAATTCTCTGAGATGGAGAACGCTTTCTGCGGCGTAATGGTTCGGGATGGCAAGACGGGTGAGCAGTTTGAACCCGCGACTGTCAAGGACCGCTTTGCTCTCACTACGGATTCTGACCAGCTCGTTATGGTCGTTATAGACCTCATGACCCGTGAAGTCATTACGGTGGATAAAAGTGTGGCTCAGTTCCGTTTGTCGTGCCGGAATGTTGTGACAGACTATGCACCTACTGTAGCAGTCTGCACCTACGCGATGCAGCTGAAGAGCCTGTCTATCAAGGAAATGCTCGGTATGCGCTATGCACAGTTCCTGAAAGGCGACGACTGGAAACACGCAAGTGTTATCGTATCTGATGAACCTGAAAAGTTCAAGGTGACGGATAAGGATACTCCTGCGCCGCGCATTGTTAGCCCCTATGACATTCCGGGCATTTATGACCTGATTTTTGGCAAGGAAAATCAATAAAAAAGAAGCTGTTCTCCTGAAAACGGAGAGCAGCTTTTTCTTTGTCAGGATGATTTTGCAAGAGAAGCGTCGGCAATATCCTTTTCGATTTCATCAAACTGATACAGCAAAAAACGCTTGCAATTTCTTAATTGGATGTCTAACCGTCTTTTGGTCACCTTTTTGTCTTTAACCATGTCGAGATAATCTTTGGCTGGAGACATATCCGGGTCAAAAAGAACACATCCCAAATTTACCTGGCACTTGGCATACAGCTCACGCACTTCACAGCAGCGGGTCATATGCTCGTCTTTACGTCTCACACTCCAGCGAGCGGAACGCAATGCACGATAGCAGTTTTGCAATGCCGTGGTGCTGTAAATCCTTTTCTCTGCAACCATCATTTCCCTCCGACTTTTTATGAAAAAATTTTACCATATATTTATGAATTGACTATGACAAAAGGTGGTAAAACCATCAAATATATGGTAAAAAACGCGAAGGCAAGAAAAATTTTGAAAAAAGTGAAAAAAATGCGAAAAAAACGTGATGTTTGTGCTTGCGTGGGTGTGCGAGTCGCAGATAATAAAATCAGTGGCTCAGAGCAGTAAGCCCCAGAGCTCCCTGATAAGGGCGAACTCATGGTGCATATCTGCGTCATCAAGTCATCACATGGTAGACTGACGGGCCTTGCGGTGTTGCAAGAATGGTCAGGCGAGGGAAGCGATGAATCCCTCATTGCTGCCAAGTACATCGTGTTTTGATGCAGTCAGCGTCGAGAGGACGCGGATATGCAGGGCTTGACTTTTGACCTGGCGTATGCAGGAACGGCAGGAGTCAAAGGAGAAAGCTTAGTTCGAATCCACTATTTGAAAGGAGATTACCCCAATGAAATGTTACAAGCGCGTTGCAAGCGCTGTGATGGGTATGGCAATGGCCGCCAGCTGCATGGCTCCTATCACCGCTTACGCAATGGAAGACACCAAACAGCCCGTTGACAATACTGCTATTGCCAACCATCCCAACAACGAGACCATGCTGCACAGCACTCCCGTTTACCGCATCGGCGCCAAATCCTTCTACAAGGTGAACGACGACGGTTCCGTTGTCTACGCCGACCAGGATGCCGAAGGCTACACTGCAGTTCCTGCCGCTTATATTGCAGGCAGCCAGTATAACGATGGCGAAGAGTACGGCGTTTATACCACCAAAAAGGCTGATGGCACCTTCCAGATGCATTACGTCAAGATTTCTGACTGCCAGCAGACTCAGGGTGGCGTGAACTGGAACCACGGCACTGCTGATGAAGCTAAGGTTTCTGACGATACCAAGGCTGAGGGCACCGACACCGCCACCAACGAAGACCCGACGATGTCCACCCAGTTCTACATCTACCTGGACAACGACACCGAGATTCCTCCCGAGACTCCTCCGACCGAGGAAGAGCATCCTGGCGTGAAGACCGATGACGGCCGCGTTGAGTACGATATCACCGTTGCTACCGTGAACCATGTCAACATGAAGGCTACTGTTCCTCTGTACGTCTGCATGTACGGTTTCCGTTCCACCGGCAACGTTGTTACCCCGACCAAGGATGCTTACCAGCTGCGTAACTACTCCACCATCGACAAGAACAGCCGCACCTACATTGCCGATATCGTGAAGGTTACCCATTACAGCCGCATCTACGATGCCGACCACTCCAACGACGAGCTGTTCTCCATCGCTTACGATGCCGAAACCAAGACCTATACCTACTGGTACAGCGACCCCTCCACCACTCAGGGTTGGCAGCAGCCCGCCATCTATAAGACCCTGGCCGACGAGCACATCAACGCTTCCGGTGAGTGCTACGTCATCTACATCGATGGCGAGTGGGACTTCAAGGCCGCTGGTACTCTGACCGGCGACGAGCTGCGCCAGACTGTGAAGGCTATCGACCAGAACCATCAGCTGTCTCAGGACTTCATCATCGGTGATGGCGATACTCAGTGCAACTTCGGCAAGGCTTTCGCCGTTGGCGACAGCAAGACCGACAACTCCAAGCGTGAAGGTCTGGCCATCAAGGTTTCTGAGCTGCAGGCTGAGCCCGCAACCTGGCGTGTTGTGCCTATGAGCAACAGCGCCTTGAAGCGCGGCGAAATCGCTATGAGCATTGCTCCTGCTTCTGCAATGTACAACGCTTCTGCTATCGACCTGTCCACCTGCTCCGCTCCTCTGGACATCACCGAGAACGGCTGGTTCATCGCTGGTGCTGAAAAGGCCAAGGTTGCTCAGGATGGCGCTGGCACCGATGCTGTCAAGCATGACGATGCTCCGGCCCTGCCGCTGATTACCACCGCCAAGATTGCTGGTTCCAACGTCAACGACGCTGGTTGCACTCCTGTCGTTCGTGTTACCTACAGCATCATCCCGATGTTTGAGACTGGTGATACTCAGACTGCTACCGCAGGCGGCGTCTCCAGCAACCGCTGATAGAGTCTCCGGGCCTAATATAAAGCAAGCCCAAATGTAAGGGTTGGCTGTCGAGTGACCTGCCGCTCGGCGGCCAACTTTTGTTAATAACAGCTCAGTCAAGAAATTGACGGAAAGGAATTGAATATCATGGCAACTACAATGACGACCCCTGAAAAAAATTCGAAGAAGAGTGGTAACAAGCTCCTGCATCGGACCGTTACGATTTGTGTGATTCTCCTGCTTCTCCTGTGCGTGGGTCTGTTCTTCTGGCACAATAAAAATGCTACTGCTTCCGACAACCGCCTGGAAGATTCGGTCGCTGCACAGCTTGGCCAGCTCGAAGGCAAGAGCGAGGCAGAGATTCAGGAAGAGCTGAACCGCGTCGTGGAAGAGGGTACAATGGCCATCTCCATCAACGTCAATCCGGTGTTTGATTCCGGCGATTCTGAGGGCACTCTCGAAATCGAGAACGCTCCCGGTAATAAATACGCTCAGGTTGTGAGCATTACCCTGGATGATAGCGGCAAGGAAATCTACAACAGTGGACTTATCCAGCCCAACTATCACATTCAGACAGATAAGTTGTCAGAGGCTCTGGCTGCTGGTTCTTACGACTGCACCGCAACCTTTACGGCTTATGATACCTCTGATGCCGAGAATCCTGTCGAGGTTGGCACTGCTGCTGCCAAGATTACGATTTCTGTGCTGTCTTAACGATTCGCCCCGGTGCAGACTTCGGTTTGCTCCGGGGCTTTTTTGGGACTTGTGATGCTGCAAAGGAGGCATTTTCGTGAAACAGTTTGCGAAAGTTCTCGCGTCTTTTTCGCTGGCCGCAACGATGTGTTTGGGCGTTGGCTTTGCAGCCGATTCTCCGCATCCTGGTGAGCATGGCACGGTTGACAAGGCTATGGTCTCTGAAGAAACCGATAAGGCTTACGATGAGAAGCCGAATATGGGTACAAAATTCAATTTGTATCTTGCGCCTGACATCCCCGAAACGGTTCCTCCTATTAAAAAGGATGTTCCTAAGATGGGCGATACCGGCATTCCTCAGGAATCCCTGCTCCAGGCCCTGCTGGTAGCGGGTGGCTGCTATCTTGTGAGCGATGGCGTGGCTGTCGCTTGCAAGGGTGGACGCCGTAAACCTAAGAAGACTGCGGAACTGAAAAACGCATAAGAAGAGCCCCGGTGCTGAAATGCATCGGGGCTTTTCTTTATATTAGGAGGCTTATTACCAGTTTACCGGGAATTCATAAATGTCAAAGCTATCTGCGCTCTTGTCAATTTCATTTTTCTTGAACGCATCGATACTATCGTATACCGTCATCGTGATGCTGTTGGCGTGACCATCTACATCAACCGAGCCGTCGCTGTCGATAATGACGTTCTTAATCCAGAATCCAAGAACTGCTGTTCCGGTTTCTTCGGTTTTGTCATCGATGTATTCGACTTCGTAGGGGATGAACAAGTCGTTGTATTCGCTAGAGAAGTTGCGTTCACCGTCTCCGCCTCTCCAGGAAATCATGTATCCGACATCTGCCCAACGTGGCTCACCAACATTTTCTCTCGAAAAACCAATTCCATTGTGGTCAGCATCAAACACCGATTCTTTGTGGACGTTATAGTCAGACCCGGCGCTGTCTTCCAATCTGGCAGCGGCAATGGGCTTGATGGCATCCAGAACGTCCTGGGTTACTTCATCCACAGAACGGATGTATTTGGGCGCTCCCTTGACGGGAATCTCAATCGTGTCGCGGGTAAGTGCATATTTTTTGGCAAAATCTTGTGGAGCGGATGGTTTGACATGTAAGGCAATAGTATCGTCTTCATGATACTCTACGTATTTTCCGAAATCATCCACATAATATTGCAGCTTTTTGAGTGGGCTGTCTTTGGGAGCATCATTTATGAGGTTGAGTCTTAGCTCGGGAATTGTTCCGATGATTTCGAACGAAACTTTGCCCTCTTCGGCATGTTCGCTGAAAATTGTTGTGAATATCGAATCATCGAACGGGTCAACCATCTCGGGTTCCTGCAAACCAGATACGGTGATTTCTTTGCTTGCAGCCTTGGCGGTGACTTTGTATTCTTTCTGGAAGTAATCGGAAATCTCAACACTCAAAGTGACGGTATCGCCATTTGACAGGTTCTCGGACGGCGTGACCTCATAGTTCACTTCGCCCATCATAGCTGCTTCCGTACGGGCTTCGTCCATGTCTGTCTGACTTTTGCCTTTGTCGAAAACGTCTGTTCCAATTTTGCTGTAATCCACATTGACTGTCGCAGTTGCCTGACCATTTATCCCGTCGAACGTGACATCCGCATATTGCAGAAAATCAACAGTCTTGGAACAGCCTGTGAGCGACAGCGCGAGCCCTGCGGTCGCTGCTGCAACCAACATAAAACGCCTTAACCCTTTCATTTCAAACACTCCTTTTTGTTGGACTTCTGTTGGCGTTGTGTTGTTGTAATTATATCATGACACGTATTTGAGGTCAACATATACGCGATAGATACAACGAATATGAGAAATATTAGGAATTTAGAAAGTATATTACCGTTTAGAATTTGTATGCTGCTAGGTTGTTAGTTGCCGGAATGTGCGAATCTCATACAATTAAGAATAGACAATATCGTAATTTGCGCCACTGTGGGGTGTATCAATGGATAGTGATAACAAAACAAAACTGACTTGGGTCGGGGTTCTCCGACTGGTTGTTGGGGGTATCTTCCGGCTTATCAGCATCGTTGCACTTCTAGCTGTGCTTGGAATCAGCTATCTGTTGTTTCAAAATGCAAAGCAAACCAAGGAAACGCAGGACCTCAATGTTCAGCTGGTTGAGATGCGTCAGGAAGCAGAAACCGAAGAAGATAACACGGATTGGTCCAAGGGAATGCTGGATATCAATTCCGACTATAAAGGTTGGCTTACGATTTACGGGACACAAATCTCCGAACCAGTCGTACAGGGTGAAACAAACGAAACCTATCTGCGCACCAACATCAATAAGGAACACGCTGAGGCCGGAACCCTATTTCTCGATGAAACTACTGACCTGTCGCAGGATGGCAACCTTATCATTTACGGCCATAAAATGAACGACGGAACCATGTTCGGAACTCTTGATAAGTTTGAGGATGAAGAGTTCTTTGATAATAATGGAACAGTTTGCTGGGAAAGTGAGAAGGGCAAAGAGTACTATCAGATTTTTGCGCTCTTGGTTTTACCCGGATACAGTACAGCCCCTGATTTTATCGACCTTCAAGCCTGGAACAACGTTCTGGATGAAGAACAAACCGCCGACATGCTCAACACGATTGCAGACCGTGCGTCTATCTTTAGAGGGGAATCCTTTAACCTCGAAAAGGACAAGTACCTCTTCTTGGTGACTTGTGATTACAGCATCAACAACGGCCGCCTTGTTCTGGTGGGTAGACGGTTAAGTAAGAAGAGTGAGACGGAAGACACCACAGAGGAAAATACAGATAATACTGAAGAAGCAGTATCTGAAGAGGAGAATTGCGAAAATGTTGAATAATTTGGCCGCCGCATTCTCGTGACTTTAGTCGTGGGAGGATTCGCAACAAGGCTGCCAAGAAAACTCTGTCGATTCCAAGCTGCCTGAATGATATGGCTGAGCGAGCAGACATCAACTTCTCCGGGGTGTTGCAAGAAGCACTTAAAGCAAACCTAAATATTGGCTGATTGCGTTCTCACTGCCCTGCCAGTTGCCTGGTGGGGCATTTTTTTGCTTGATAAAATTTAATGTGATTTTCTGTATCGATTTGTTTACACTAAATTAGGAACAAAAAATCATGAATTTTGATAAATTCGATTGAATTTCTTTAATTCGCAGGGTATACTATTAGAAGGAGGGGAGTGGTATTGTGCTGATTGAGTTTACTGTGAAAAATTATCGGTCTTTTCGAGACGAAGCGACTCTTTCGATGGAAGCTACGGGAGCAAGTACGTTGAAAAGTGTGCTTATCCCATATGGTGGGCTGCGAATTCTGCCGGGTGCTGCCATATACGGAAAGAACGGTGGCGGTAAGAGCAATGTTATCCGAGCTTTTTGGCTTGCGGTTCAATTCATCAGAAACGCACAAAAGACACAGCATGAGAAAGCAGCTATCCCCGTTGTTCCGTTTGCATTGAATGACTACTCGGCATCTGAGCCGACAGAGTTTTCGTTTGTATATACCTTGGATGGAATCAAGTATTGGTATGCCTTTTCTGCTACAAAAGAAAAGGTATATGCTGAGTCGTTGTATCATGCACCGAAAGGGCAGAAGGCACTGGTTTTTGCTAGAGAAGGACAGGAATTCACCTTTACCGAAGAGAAGGCTCGTAGAAATCTGATTAGTCAGGTTGTTGCCGAAAATCAACTGTTTTTTTCTGTAGCATGTACCATGAACGACGTTGCCTGCTCCAAAGCTATGACTTGGTTCCGGGAGAAAATCTATTTTTCAAGAGACTATTCGGATATTCCCCGGCAGCTGCTTGAATATTCGAACGACTCTAATATGCTGAAAGCAATTTCCGATTATGCGAAGGCTGCAGATGTTGGTATCGAAGATATGAAATTCGAAATCAATAGTAAAGAAATTAACGAAGAAGCTGATTTGCCTGCAAACATTCCCGAAGAAGTTAAAGCTGCACTTGTACAGTTCATGCACGTGCTTTCTGAAACCTCTAATAATTCGGAAACACACCTCAAGATGGGGCAGGTTAACGCAACATCCATGCATCAAGGCCAAAACAAGGACGGAACAAGCCATATGTTTTCGATGGAACTGGCAGATGAGTCTGATGGCACAAGGAAGCTGATGGCTATTGCTCCCGCGATTGAGTCTGTATTGTTAAAGGGTGGCCTTTTGCTGGTAGATGAAATCGAAAAAGAACTGCATCCTGCTTTGGTTGAGCTTATAGTTGCCAAATTCCAGAGCAAAAAGACAAACCCGAATGGGGCACAAATTGTCTTTACGACACACAACACTGACCTGTTGAGCATGGAATTACTTCGTAAGGACCAGTTGTATTTTGTGGACAAGGATAAAGAAGATGGTGCTTCAGAACTCTACAGCATCAGCGATTTTTCCACTCGCACGACCGAAAATGTTCGCAAGGGCTATCTCCTCGGAAAATATGGCGCGGCTCCCAATGTCGAAATTGAGGAGGTTGAATAATGGCTCGCAAGCTGAAGAAATCCAAGGTCAGTCTAATGAGTGTGACGATTCGTCCGGGCTTTGCGACGATTCCGTTTGCCTAAAATGGTTTTGGAATGGGCTTTTCTGCATTTTCTTCAGAGAGAGCCCACAAATAGACAGCTTTTTTTGCAGGATATGGGTGCTTTCTCCCGAAAGCTCTTTCACATACTGGCGAAGAAAGCCTAAAAATGTCAGATTACTTCTCATGGCTTTCCCGGGCTCCGAAAATGTCGTTCCCATCGAGATAAATGAAAGGCTTTTCATGCTCGTTGAATCCGTTGATGGCAACGAAACCGAGTTGCTTAACTTTGAGTTCTTTGATAGCCTCTACTTGCTGGGCCTCGTGATGAATCTCATCCAGAGTCATGGGCTGGGCATAGTACTTTGCTTCGAAAATCTCATAGCCATCAGCAAACTCTAAAGCAACATCGAATTCACCGTTCGTGCGGTGGACTGGGTCATCGTAATAGTAGCTGCCAATGTTGCGTACACCTTTCAACTTTCCAGAACGGACCTGCAAGCTGAAATAGTCACGGCAAATGCCTTCAAAACGTCGGGAGATAAAGTCTGTCAGAACGGGACTGATGTACTCGTCATAGAATGCCTTGGCTCCTAGCACTTGGAGTGCGCTACTGTTCTTATATACAAAGGTGAAGTAGAATCTCAGAAGATTGTCGTTGATTTCAAAAGCAGACTTTTTATTGTCGTTCAGCCTGTTAATGGGATTATTTCGGGAAAGAATCTCTAAGTCAAGCAGGGGCTTGATTTGCTTTGCGAGGTTGCCGGTCTTCCTCGCATCCAGTTTATCTTCGATTTCGGTATAGCGCTTCTTCCCATTTCCAATGACAGAAAAGATACGTTCTGCATTGATGCTTACCGAGTAGTCCGAAAGCAGCAGCTGGCTGGCATACAGATACACTGCGCTCGTAGGATTGAGAACGGTGTTGATAATATTTTCTCGGAGAGTGGCTTCAGGGTTTAGTGCTTGATTAACAAATGGGGAACCGCCAAAAACGGCATAATGGCCAACTTTGTCGTAGGGCGTTTTGTCAGGATAGAACTGGGCAGCATCCAGATAACTCAACTCATTTAACTTGATTGTGACAGCAAACCGACCATATAGAGCGTTCTTTTCCTGCAACGCATCCTTCATAATACCGATGTGAGAACCAGAAAGGATAAGTTCGATGTTAGAGAGTCGGTTGTCGATAATGCTCTGGAAGATGGAATCAACCGCAGCGGAGTCCGTCATGGATTTGAGATAGGGGTACTCATCGATGACGACAACAATCTTTTGGGGCAGCGCATTGAGATAAGTGAATACATCCTGCAGCGTGCTAAAGCTCAGAGGCACAGGCAGAACCTTGGCACGGACAAGCTCCTGCACAAAGCCATTGATATTGTCCTGCATTATGCTCTTCAAGCACTCAAAGTACACCTTCTGATACTGGCAGCTCTCAAGTGCTTTTCGAATGAGAGTAGTCTTTCCAACGCGGCGCTTGCCGTAAACCATAATGGCCTTTCCGATATAATCTTCCTGCAAAAGAGCCAGCTCTTTCTCGCGGCCAATAAACATAGCACACCTCCAATAACACTGAAGCGAATTTCACTGAATTTATTTTCAGTGTTATTTTACCATACGGACGCGCGAAAATCAAATGTTAATCCAGCTGAATAGAGAGCCAGAAATAGATAGCTCACATGTTGATTGGTGGATTTATTCTGACATTGATGTTAACGCCGAGGTTTTCACTAATTTTTCTATCATTTCTTTTGAGAAAGAAGGCGAGAAAGAATGAGTTACAAAGGAGAGCTGCTGTTCGAGGGGACGAATTTTAAGTCTTATTTTAAGCAAGACTTGACAATTGAACGTACTTTCCTGGAATATGACGAGATTCCGCTGCTGTGTGCGTGCCTAGATGAAGAGGGGAACCGCTACTTTTGTAATTGTACCGAATTTCGCACATATGAGAAATGGGCCATATATCCAGTAAATACTCTTCAACTTTTGAAGATGGTAAAAAATGAAGTCACTTTGGGCAATGCTTTTGATTCGTCTGCAACTGTATATGTCTTTACCATTGATTGGGAAAACGAGAGTGAAAAGTTCGAAAAAAAGACAGTATCTGAGTTGACGAAATATGACAGATTGCCAGACGATATATATTTAACGTCTCATCCAAATCGACTCGAAAAATATGCGGATAGCCTTCAAGCTGTTTACAAAGCTCAAACTGCGTTGTGTTGTGGAACCGTAAACCGTAAAAGTTAGAATTAAAATTTCTGTCTCTACAGACTCTGGGAATGTTGCTTTTGAAGTGTGCAGAGAAAGCACATTCCAAAATGAGTCTGGCGAAAAATGGAAAAATCGCGAAGATGCTATGCAAGATGTCAAAAACACTGCTATCCCATTGGCATATGAAGATATGCAGCGATTTGTTGAAGAATTGTCCAAAAAGTGCCGGGATTTCTCCGTTTCCAATCCCGGGCTATGATACTATCCAAAAGGATGAGAGTGAGTAAAACGGGCTTTGACTGATGTTCACGCCTCGTAAGCTCAGAACGTGTAAAGCAATCCAAGAAAGTTATATCTCAAATATCGCAATAGCGTATAGGCTATACCGGTCTGTACGCTTTCTTTTTTGCATGAAGAACCGTCCCTCTATGAGCTTTCTTTTTGCCATATTTCGTCATAATCAATAAAAGTATTTGTTGCTTTTTGTTAATCATGGAATTGACTTTGCAAAACAGTGTCGGTAAAATAAAGGTATTCGATAGACCGCATTAACAATCTGTGAACTTTTCGGGGTTCGTATTGTGTGATTACCACATAGATGGTATTATGCAATTGTACAGAAGGATAGGCGGCAAAAGAGTCCACAGCCTCGTCGATGACGAAATCCAAAGCTGCGTAGGGCTGACGTCGAACCTATTAGTTTATGTGGCCCCGGCACTAGACGCCGGGATGTAAAGGAGAATTGAATATGAAACGTAAGACTATCATTTTAGCAGTGGTAGCAGCCGCTGCGATGGCGATTACCCTGGTAGGGTGTGGCGTGAAAATCACGAACATCGCGGTTCCTGACGCAGTTACTGTCGAGAAAGGCGAGGCGGTGGTTTTGCCGGTCGCTTTCGGCACCGACGATGCTCCGGCCGTGACCCCCGAGACTGCTGCAACCGGTGAAAGCGCTGAAACTGACGAAAAGCTCGCTAAAGCAGCAAGTAAGCTGACGGTCGGATGGACTTCTTCCGATGAGAGTGTCGCGACTGTTGATGCGACTGGCATGGTGGTTGCTGTTTCTGCAGGCGAAACTGACATTACCGCAAACGTCAAGGATTCTGAGATGAGTGCTGTCTGTAAAGTTACTGTCAAAGTGACCGCGAAAGATATCACCGTTCCTGACAGCCTTGATGTCAAGCTCAATGATGGCAACGAAACCTCTATCGAAGCAACCGTAAGTCCGGCCGATGCCACCGGTGTGGAAGTAAGTTACGCTTCTACTGATGAGGCAATCGCCACCGTCGATAAGGTTGGCAAGGTTCAGATTCTGCAGCCTGGTGAATGTGACATCGTGACGACCCTCACTCAGGAAAGCGAGAAGGTTGTTGAAAAGAAGACTCACATCAAGGCTTACTACGAAGTTGAAGGTATCACACTGGACAAGACCGAAGGCATCCTTACCGCTGGTAACACTGTTGCCTTGAATGCAACCGTGCTTCCCGAAGAGATTGCAGATGAAACTACCGTTACCTGGACTTCTTCTGATGAGAAAGTTGCTACCGTCGATGAGAATGGTAAAGTTACTGCAATTGCAGCCGGTGAGGCAACCATCACTGCTAATGCTGGCGAAAAGAGTGCAACGTACAAATTGACCGTCCAGGCCAAGAAGGTTGCTCAGACCAGCAACAAGACTTATAGCAGCAGTTCCAGCAACAGTTCTGCTGCTGTGACGCCTTCCAACCCGGCACCTGTTGCCCCGGCTCCCGCACAGCCTGACCCGGCACCGGTACAGCCTGACCCTCAGCCGGAACAGCCCGCGCAAGACTCTCAACCCAGCGGGGGCACTGATAACTCTGGCGGTAATAGTGAGGATGACTGGTGGCATGGTCCTGTTCTTTCTGCGCCGACTGATAACGGTTGCCCTCCTGAGGATGTTGGCATTCTTTGCTGATGGCTTTTTCGCCGACTGATAACGGTTGTACTGACGAAGAAAGGGCGGCTGCATTGTGCTGATATCTCTTCGTTGCTGTAAAATTGACTAATCCAAATAGCGGTAGGTTGCCCTACCGCTATTTTTGGAGTGTAAGATATGAAACGTAAGACTATCATTTTAGCAGTGGTAGCAGCCGCTGCGATGGCACTTACCCTTGTAGGGTGCGGCGTGAAAATCACGAACATCGCGGTTCCGGAGTCTGCGATGGTGGAGAAGGGTGAAAGTATTACCCTGCCTGTTGTGTACGGCACCGACGATGCTCCGGCCGTAACTCCTGAGACTGCTGCAACCGGTGAAAGCGCTGAAACTGACGAAAAGCTCGCTAAAGCAGCAAGTAAACTGACAGTCGAATGGACTTCTTCCGATGAGAGTGTCGCGACTGTTGATGCAACTGGCATGGTACAGCCCAGCAATCCGGAGCCTGCTGCCCCGGCTCCTGCGCAGCCTGACCCTCAGCCGAGCAACCCGGAACCGCCTCAGCCGAGCGGTGGGGATAGCGGCAGTACGGAAAACAAGCCTAATGGCAGCGATGGTTGGGAATGGGGCGGCCCTGTAATTTCCAATCCCACCGACAATGGTTGCCCTCCAGAGGAGCATGCTGGTGGTCTGTGCTGATTCCGCATATCAAATCATGTAAGTAATAACCAACTCGTAGTATAGAAGCAACAAGTCTTCTTGCTACGAGTTTTCTTTTTTAAAGAATAACATCTGTGTATTATAACACCTTTGCCAAAATGTGCGATACCACTACAATAAAAGATAAAGAAGGTGAACTAATGAAACCTATAAAACTTAAAGAACTCATTGCAACGGCTAAAGACCCTGCTACTCAGAAGATTGTCATTGCTGAGGGATATGGGTTTGATATTCCACTGTTTGATGGTGTTGTCAAAGATGTGGATGTAACGCTTGGAGAACTCACCTTGGCGGATTGGTATGTGGAAACAGATGGAACGCGTTTTGTTGCGTTAGTAGCTCAGTCTTCTATGACCTGCAAGTAAGTGGACTTTCTAAGGTAGCACGTATGAGGAAGCTTCATCCCTTGAATTTGCAACGCCGAAGGCCCACCGAGGAACGCAATGTGAATAGGTTGCTGGGTCGATTGCAGTAATGCTTGCACTCCGGTCGTAAGATGTCCCCATACAGCCAAGGATATTGTCAGCCCCATGATAATTTTCTTTGTCGCAGCATCTTTTATTACTAATACTTTGATGTCGGTCTTGTTGTAGGAGCTCTTCGCGTCAATAATCTCGCAAAGCACTTTGCCATAATAAATGCTAATTTCTTGGGGTCTATCATTTGTTGCTAACCGCACAGGCAAGTCTTCAATACGGCACTGAGGGAGACGCCTGCGGGCCTCTTGCTGCTGATGCACAACAGGAGCATTGCTTCTGTTTGCATTGCGGTTTGCAGCCCTTGCATTGGCAGCTTGCTGATTGCCATTAAATGTGGCACGTAAGAGCGAGTCAAGCTGAGAAAGAGCTTGCTCCTCACTATCGCCGTTAATTTCAGTAACGCTCTTCACAACTCTCTCATCCAATGCGTACCAACAGCCATCGGCGTGCTCCTCATGTGGGTGCCCACGATAATAGAGTTGCCCGTTCGTATGAACTACTGTTAGTGGGACAGCCTGGCAGCCAGGGCAGAACAAGTGCCCCTTGTAGACCTTTTCATAAATGGCGGGGTCGTGATTGTACTCACTACGCATCTGCATGATAGAAATCATGCTGCCCGTGGTGACGCAGAACGCCTCTGTGTACTTTGCCATAGATTAACAACTCCTTTGTAATTTGAGGTGACTATTATGATAACTTTGCATGATTTGCTGGACAATTTCTGCTGTACGGACCCGTACACCGACTATGCCATTGTCAACATTAAAACAGGTGAAGTGCTTGTTGACCGCGTCCACGATAGAACATACGCGATTGATGATGTTGATGACTACAATAAATTCCTGCCTTATGCGCGAAAGCAAGTTCAAGCGTGGGAAGCAAAAGACGGGAAAATGATATTCTACATTTTGCCTCCTCGAAAAAAAGCAAATGCCAAAACTGATATCTGAGGCTTCTAAACAATAATATACCATATATTTGACTGCTAATTTTCACAAGTTTTCCTCCCCACGTTGTCGTAATTGCACAAAGACCCATATGCAAAGAAGAAGCCGTCCCACAAAGGTTCGGCTTCTTTTTTCTATTTGTGTCGTTGAAAAGTCATTTTTTACTTTCCGCGAAATTTGTTTTTCTGGCTTATTGCCAAGGCTTGCGAATCGCATATGATAGAAAATGTACGGAAGCAAAAAGCAATGCGTGCAGGGGCGTTGAAGCGTGGCGCTCAGCCAAAGTGCCTGCAAAAACGCCGCTGTACAGAAAGGAAATCGCATTATGCAGAAAATTATGCAAAAAGTGACCTCCGTAGCATTGGCCGCCAGCATGCTGTTTTCGATGATGTCTACGACCGCACTTGCGTTCGCAGACGAAACCGGAGACAGCACCTCTGTTTCGACCGATGTTACGGATGCCCCGGCTGCGGAAGAGGCAGATGCGGTGGATTCCGGTAGTTCAAATGATGCCGACTCCTCTGATGCCACTTCCGCGCCGACTATCACGGATGTTGTGGACCTGACGCATGAATCGTATGAGGATGCCAACTCTAACGATGAAACTACTCAGGATGCAACGTCTGATGTGGTGGATGGGGAAGAGACTTCTGAATCGGATGCCAACGACACAGAAGTCTCTACTCCTGAAACTGCAGAACCCACTTTCGTCGGTTTGCAGACAGTAACGCCGGAATACGGCGACAAGCTAACCGCAAATGTCGGCGATTCTGTCACTCTGGATGCTCTGCTGAATCGTGACGATGTAGCAGTCACCTATCAGTGGCAGCGCAAGCAGAACTTTGCTGTTGATACGGCGTTGGCTCTCTACAACTACGAAGAGGACGAGCCTACCTGGTACAACTTCGTTATCGAAGATACCACAGAGCACACCGTCCTTGAAGAGCGTCCCGACTATGTCTGGCAAGGCTGCGAGATGTACTACGCTGTAGTCGATGCACTCGATGAAATCGGTGCTGATTCCAGCGATGTCCAGATTGCATACCACACTCCCAACTTCGTTCTGGATGGCTACACCATCACCGCTGCCAATACCAAAGACGGCACCGTTGAAGTCTATGCTTCTAACGGAGAGAGCACCTACACCGCACATCTCAACGATGACGGCAAGTGGGAGTTCGGTGATGAAGCTGCTGCCAGCCAGGATACGGATTGGCAGGATATTGAGGGCGCAACGGAATCCACCTACACTTTTGAAGTGACGGAAGATGACCTGTCCGCCAACTATCGCTGCCGCATTGTTGTGACCGATGAAGCATACCGCGAGGAAAACTTCAAGGCTCTCGAGGATTTGGGCAATGAGCTGACCGACGAGGACAAGGCCGGAGATATCATTCTCCAGACAGCTCAGTTCAGCATCAGCCTGCCGGAAGACGAGAACAGCAGTGACGTTGCTACTCAGAACATGCCTGATACGGTTGTTATGCTGGCAGACACGTTCTCTTCTCGCTCCGCTGACAGCATTGCCATTTCCTCGGATAACCAGTGGATTACGGGTCTTAACGGCAATTACGAGTACATCACCAAGAACATGTACGACCAGGTGACTGAATGGTTCAAGGCTGGTAAGATTGACAAAGCCACCGCAGACCGTTACTGGACTCAGATTGGCGGTGCTTGGAGTGGCTCAAAGGTCGGAACTGCCAATGTTCTGGATGATAACGGCTTCCCCACTGGTGCAACTCGTCAGTACATGGAGTTCCCGCTGACGGATGGCAATATGTTGGAAGTCAACTCTGAATGGTATGGTCAGACCGTTTATTTCCGTCCACACAACGACAGTAACGATTGGAATCTGACTGGCACTGCGGTCAATGTTCCCGCTTACACTGCTGTTCTTCGCAACAATGGTAGTTATGGCACCGGCGCATCCGGTACAAAATACAAGGATGCTGTTGTGTTTTTGAATCCTTGGGTATCTGATGCAGGTCGTATGTATGCAAATTTCATCAATTTTGTATCAGATAACGGTTGGCTGCGTAACACAAGTGGAAGTGGCCATTTGAGTCAACATATTACAGTTCTTTCAGTTAAAGCTGAGCAATTCAACCAGGACCCTGACCAGTATATGATGGATGCTGAGGGTAACTACCGTATCGACTCTATTGGCTGGGGCGTCTGCGTTAATCAGGAACCTGACCTTTCCGGTAAAGCCTATTATGCTATCAAGGCATTCCTGAGCCAGGGCTACGGTATGTGTATCGGCCACGATACAATGTATGCCTATGCTGGTTCCTGGTATGATGCCCATGAAGCTGGTTACACCGACCCCGGTTCTCGTGACTATTACGAGGGTGGTCGTTATGGCCCTGATAAGAATGATACCTCTACCCGCTATTACGTTCTTAACAGTGTTCCTAACATTGACAATGGCCATTGGAACATGAATGCTCTGATGGGTGCGAACGGTGGTAACATCGATTCTGGTACAGTTCTTCCTACTGACGCTATCTCGATGATTCTGTCTACCGGTGGTTCTCACAGTTCCTACGGCAAGGCTGGTATTATGTACGGTTCTGACCAGCTGAGTGTGAAACTGAAGCCTTACTCCAATTCTCAGGCTCAGAGCACTGTCAAGTATCGTAATCCTACCAACTTCCCATATGATGTGCCGACTGGAACCACACTCGAAGCTTCCAAGACTCACTCCAACTCGCAGGTTACTTTCGGCCCTATCTGGGTTGAATACGCTGGCGGTAACGTGACTGGTGCTGAGTTCGGTTACAATCCGGACCCGACAACCAAGACAATTACCGATGAAGAGACTGGTCAGTCATGGTTCGGCACAAGCAACTTTTACTTGTCTGGTACTGGCAACTTCCTGATGAACCAGATTGGTCACTTGCCGGACAACAAAGCGACCAAGGCCGAAGCTTCTCTGTTCGCCAACACTGTCATGTACATCTCTCAGCGTAAACAGTGCGAGATTTGTGCAGCACAGCAGAATGGCCAGGAAGATGTTCATTTCGTGATTCGTGTTTCCTCTGTCAACGCACAGCAGGTTCTGTCCGCTTTGCAGAATGGCGGTACTTTCTGGTATCCGCTGAATGGCTGCTATCAACTGACCGATGACCTGACTCTGCCGGAAGGCTGGAAGCCCATCAAGAACTTCTCCGGTCACTGGAACGCAGACGTTTATAAGGTCAAGCTCGCAAGCAACAATCAGCCTGTGTTCGATAACACAAGCGTGACTGCAAACGGCATGTACACCAGCGGCAAGAACAACGGCTGGAACCTTGGTTCTGATATGACCAAAGGTACGCTGCCGATTCTGAAGCTGGACAATCAGCCGGATGTTCGCATCACTGGTGTTGCTCGTGTTGTCGGTGACCTGAATGCTTTGTTCCCGACCTCTTACGGCGTGACCGATTATACCGGTTACAAAGTTGTTGTTCATGGCTCTGATGGCGTTGACTATAACTGTGTTGTAAACAGCGATAGCAAGTACGTCATCTCGAACCTGCCGACCACCGGTATGATGCGTGCCGATGTCATCGATAAGAGCGGCAACAAGGTCACTCAGTTTGGTATGATTACGGTCGATGTTCCGAATCATTTCTGGAACGACACTGAGACCCATCCTCTGCAGCTGATGACCCCAACCGCTGACCCGATTGATGACTATAAGGACTGGGAAGGTCCGGTCAACAAGACGGTTGACAGTAAGCTGTATTACAATGAACAGCTGAAAGCCTCTGACGTTGTGTGGTATTACCGCACGATTTCCGTTGACAACCAGGTTGGCGATTGGGTAAAAATCGGTAATCCTGGCACTTCCTTCGATACCTCTGACGGCACTGTGAGCGGCAAGATTAACAGCCTGACGTTCACTGCAGCAACGGACAGCGACTTGCCTTATACGACAAGCTCTGTAAGTTACTCCAAGTTGGATTACACCACGAACCGTATTCAGTTCAAGTGCGAATACAACGTGAGTGGTACTGTATATTCCAGTATGGATAAGGCTGAGGATGGCCGCAACGGTTATGTTGACGTTGAAATCCGCCCGATGTATATCGAGCAGGCTTTTGACCGCCGCATCTCCGTTGGTGGCAGCACTTCCTTCTCCTTCGATGCGTTCTACTGGAAGGGTGTTGAGGATGGCCTGACCTACGAGGTCCAGTACCGTGATGCAAGCGGTAACTGGGTTGCCGTTGGCAGTGATTCTACTCTGTTCCCGTCCTCTAAGTACAAAATCAGTTATGTAACCAAGACTGATGATAATGATGCTTTGGGCGGCGGTGTCTGGTATCCGTCCGATTTCTGGGTTCCTGATTCCTTCACTGGCAGCGATGCGAAGATGAATGCAGGTAAATCTACATTCAATAAGCACACCACCGTCACGCTGGAACTCTCCAACGCAGCGATGGATTGGGATGGCACGGATTTCCGCTGTGTCTTCACCTATAAGTCTATCGGGCATACCATGAGCACCGATACTACCACGGCAAACGATATTGCACAGGCTCGTACCGGTCACCTTATCATCTATGCTCCGCCCATTGAGATGACGCCATTGAAGGCTCAGTCTCTGCTGCTGAATAACTACGATTCCAGCAACGGCAACCTTGCATGGACAACCCCGGCTTCCAACCCGAATAATGGCCGTAGCCCGAAGGAAATTCCTTTGGATGCTATCAATCCTGATAAACTGGGCCAGGGTGGTAAAGCCTATGGCGCAGCAGGTGATAACAAGGCCATTTATACCACAAAGATTACCTATTACGGTAATAAAGACAGTGCTCCCACCATTAAGTGGTTGTACAGTGATGTGGCAGGCGGCGGCAGCCTCTCTCAGTTCAAGGATGTCGGTGATGCCGTCACATTGAAGTACAGCGATGTTGGCAAGAAGATTGGCAACATCAGCAAGCTGAACAGCCGAGTGGCTGAACTTGAAAAGAGTTTCATGTCCAGCGGCAAAGCATTCAATAAGTTCAGCGGCTACATTAAGCTGGAAGCAATGTACCCGACTGAATCCAAGGACCTGAACAACAGTTCTTATGCGGAATGGAACGCTATCGTGTCTTTGTACATTGACAACGCTACCAACCCGATGGATTACGGTAACACGCACTTCTATTTCCGTTGCCAGGCTGAAGCTCAGTACATGCAGAACTGGGATAGCGCCGATATGAAGCCCTATACCACTGCTGCAACTGATGCCTACAACTTTAATCGTGACGTGAACTCCAGCAATCCGGAAGACCATCTGTATAAGGATATCAGCCAGTCCTCTTACGGCGCTGAACTGGTTCTGGATTACAACATTTCCATTAAGGCCAATGTTCCGAACAAGGCCACAAAGAAGCGTAATACTATTACGACTGCAAATGGCAGCGCAAAGGACATTTCGACCCTGCGGAATGAAATTTCCGAAATCAACACAGCTCTGAATAACGGCGGTGCGGTTTACAACTACAAAGACCTGGCGATTATCGCTCCGAATGGTCTGCGTTACATGGAAACCTACTTCATCGCGGGGAATGGCGTAAATAACCGCTCCGGTATCGATTCCCGCGACACTGTGGTTATCGATAACAAGATTCGCAACTCTGACGGTAAGTGCTTTACGGACCTCTTCGAAAAGGTTACGGATGATGAATTCGTCAACAAGCGTCAAGGCTTCGCTTACCGTTCTAAGAGCGGCAACACGATTCCGAAGGAAACTTGGGAATGGTTCTGGCGCAATGCTATCTACTACATCTGCTATGATGCTCCGACCACAAAGGCCAACATGGACCAGGTGTATTTCTACATTGATGAACAGAACAGCGGTGCATCCTCTTCTCAGGTCTACTCCGAACCCAACAGCACTTCGAAACCCTATTCTATGTACACTGCTCCGTATACCGGTGAGTATATCATCACTCTGAACGGTGCAGGCGGCGGCGTCGATAACCAGTTTGGTCTGTCTCCCGAACGCACTTCGCTTGGCGGCAAGACCACGATTCGCGTCAAGGCGGAAAAGGGCGCGACGCTCTATTTCGTCAACGGCGGTGCTGGTTCTCATGACCCGACCCACTATGTCAACGGCGCATCGAGCCCCGATGCCAACGCTAAAGTCGTCGTTCAGGGCGGCTATAACGGCGGCGGTAACGGCGGTATCATGATGAAGGAGCGCTACACTCACTGGAGCTTGAAGGGTGCTTCTGGCGGCGGTGCTACTACCGTGGCTGTCGGCATCATCGGCACAGGTCGTTTGGCCGAGTACGGTGACGAGAATAATGCTAAGAAGTATGTTCTGGGCGTTGCAGGCGGTGGTGGTGCTAACCAGCACGGCGCTTGTGATGCTACCGGTGGCTCCGACAATAACGGTGTCCTGCATGTCTGGGGCGGCTTGCTCGGCGGCGGCGGCCCGTTCGGTCAGGGTATGTCTGGCGGCGACTTCTCTATGTTCCTCGGCGGTATTACCGATGGTTCTTCTGAGGTCGGTGTTGAAGGCCCTGGCGGTGGCGGCGGCGGCTGGTATGGCGGCTACGCCAACGAATCCTCTAAGCTCGCCAATGCAGATGGCTGGGGCAGCTGTAAGCGCGACGGCAATGGCGGTTTGAGCTGGGCTGCAGGCGTTGGTACTACTCTGACTGATGCAGGCGGACACAAGGTTCAGGTCTTGGAAGTCAACATCAGCAATGATGGCGGCGGTTCCGGTTCTGAACAGGCTGGTAATTCCAGCATTGAGCTGGTCAAATCCTCTGTTTCTCGTTTCTCTCGTAACGGCAAGAATGCTTTCGATACCGCATACGAAGATACCGACCCCGATTCCGGTATTGAGGAACAGCATGTAACCATTACTATCACTGCAGCCAATAAGCTGTATGATGGTAGCCCGGATGAAGCCACTGTCAGCGTTTCCGGTAACTTGTCTTCTACCGATATGGATAATATCGTAAAGAACACCAAGATTACCTACGCTAACCGCAAAGGCACACTGACAGCTGCTCCGAGCGATGCTTCTACTGACCGAAATCAGTATCCTCGTTCCGACTGTGGTTCTTATACCGCAACCGCAAAGTGCTCTGCGACGGGGTATATCATCACCTATCGCTATGAGAACACTAATCCCGGCCATACGTATGATGGCAGTAGCCCGAGCGGTATTGGCGATACCGTCAAGTTCGATATCTATCCTCGCGGATTGACGATTATCGGTACTGGCGATAAACCCTATGACCGCACCAGTAAGGCGACTCTGGAAGATGTTCATATCGCTCCTGGCGGTTTGATTGCCAAGGACGAGAACACTGTGAAACTTAGCACCACTACCGTAACTGGTAACTATACGGTCGATGGCAGAAATGTCAGCGATGCTGGTGGTCCTTATGTCGTTATCCGTACCAGTGAACTCTACCTGGTCGGCAATGGCGCAGGCAACTACTACATCGAAAAAGAAGACCTGTCCGGTTCCATTACACCGCTGGATTTGTACGTTCACAGTATTTACCTGGAAGACCCGACTTATCCTCGTAACGTCAAGCACTATGACGGCACAACGAAAGCCACCATTAAGGATATCCTGATTGATGGCGTGCTTGAGGGTGATGATGTTAAGATTAAAGAAGAGACCCTTCCTGGCAACTATAAGACCAAGGACGCTGGTCAAAAGCTGAAAGCAGATGGCACCGTAAGCTCCAATTGGCCTTATGAGTTGGACGAAAACCCGATTACGGCAGATGCTCATCCGACATTGACTGGTAAGGACGCTAAGAACTACCAGATTACAAAGGAAAAGTATTCTGGTGCTATCGCTCGCGCTAACCTGACCGCACAGGTTGCAAGCTGGCGTGGGTTGTATGGCGATGGTGTAGGGGAGAAGCCCTGGCACGACAAAAAGGCTTACGGTTACGGCACTGCGGCTTCTGATGGCTGCTGGCTGGAAATCGATGGTCTGGTGCAGGGTGATACCTTGACTTTGGACCAGAGCTACAAGAAGTCTTATTTCAAGACTCTGGTAAGTGGTCATGAAAACCTTGTTCCTGACGAATCGACTCCTGTTGGCACTTATCCGTTAACTTATGTTGGCTTGACTGAAGCCAATTACCCCGTCCTGAAGAACTATATTGTCATGGTTCTGAATGGCCGCTTTGTCGTTGACCCGCGTCCGCTGCATGTGACGGTTCTTGACAGCGATAAGATTATCTACAACGAGAACCCGAACTTCCATGTGAACATTCAGATGGAAGATGATGATGCAAATCTGATTGATGTCGTGAGCGACGTTGACGCTACTCCGATTCTGGATGCAAAGCTCAAGGCGAAAGATACAGTCAGCAGCGTCTTGTACGTTGCGGGCGGTAATCCCTCCAACCTGACTCAAGAATTTGTGGATGCCTACGATTATCGTAAGCAGGAAAATGTCAAGGAAAGCAAGACCAATATCCCGTTTGTGACCGATTGCACCATCAGCTCCCTGCCTCTGTACGCAGATGGTACGAGCACCGATGATGATTTTGAGTGGAACTACGAGGATAAGACCTGCGATTTCTGCCATTACAACCACAAGCTTCTGGCTCCGTATCTGGTAACTATCAACACCGACACCAAGAGTGGTCCTGCATTGGATGTTCATACGGTCGTTAACCCGAATGGTGAAACGGTCCGCAACTACGAGCTGATTATCCATGATGGCGGCCTGTATGTGCATCCGGCTCTGCTGAAGGCTACGGTTCCTCTGTACGTCTGTATGTATGGCAACACCACAAGTGGTGAGGTCAAAGAGCCTACCAACTACCGCATCACGAACTACTCTACTGTGGCTATCCAAATCAAGAATATCAAGGCCAATGGTCCTTGGCTGATGCGTGATATGCCTGGCATGGAGTACTACCCTGACGGCGAGTATGGCAACTCGGTATACGACATGACAAAGAACCGTCTGCGCCGTGGTGAGCTGTACATGCGTCTGCGCGATACCGTCCTGACTCAGGGTGATAACGCAATCGACCATAGCGATACGGCTTGGGTCATTCCGAAAGCTACCGGCGATTTCATCAACAACAACATCACTGGCCGCGCAATGCAGGTGCCTATGGCAGTCTACATTGCAACCGGTAATGTGAATGAATCCGGTGTCTGCACTCCGGTCACGAAAGTGACCTACACGATTGCTCCGTACGGTGGCGTGATGCCGAACGATGCGGACTTCGAGAAAGTGCAGTCTCAGCCGTGGCTCAAAGACGCAAAATGACCTTCCCAGTGTGACCTGATGGTCGCTTCTGTACAACAATTGAGGGCAGTCGAGAAATCGGCTGCCCTCTCTTTTTGTTTTCGGTTCTAACCAGATAGCAGCTACTCCAATTCCGGAGTGGCTGATTTTTTGTGCATAACATCTGAAAGAACCTCCGCTAAAAACCGCCCATTGCGGATTTGTGCGATTCGCAGATAATAAAGCATGTAAGCATGAAAAGTACCAATTTGAATAACACCAATTACAACGAGGTATTTACGAAATTTGGTGGTTTGAATAAAATCACTTGATTTTGTATGTATCACAGGCATTTGGATGTTTGTTGCGCCTGTCGATTTTCCCAGTTGATAGCTCCGCAAGAGTGATATTGCCTCGCGCAATGCCACTCGTAGCAAACACCCAGCCAAGGGAAACACAACCTCCTGCTTCGGCAGGAGAGACTTATCGTAAAGGAGGTGACGTATATGTCCACTGTATATGTGCTTAACAAAGACGGTAAACCTTTGATGCCTACGACTCGCGGTGGACATGTGCGTCATCTGCTTAAAGAGCAAAAGGCGCGAGTCGTTAGAACAAACCCATTTACCATTCAGTTACTGTATGAGACAGATAATTTGGTGCAGCCTCTCTACTTAGGCATTGACCCAGGTAGAACCAATATCGGTGTTGCTGTTGTTAAAACGGACGGCACAGCAGTTTTTACTGCGCATTTAGAAACCCGTAACAAGGAAATTCCGAAACTGATGCAAGGACGCAAAAAAGCTCGTCGTGCAAGACGCACCAACGGCAGACGATGCCGCCGTCAACGGAGAGCCAAAGCAAATGGCACCATTTCTAAAAAGTGCGTAAAGCAAGCCACTGCTCAAAATGGCAGTGTTAGCAAACGTGCAAATGAGATTGGTGTCATCAAACGCCATCTTCCGGGTTGCGAGAAAGAAGTCCTTTGCATCGGCATCAAGAACAAAGAAGCAAAGTTTAGCAATCGCACAAGACCAGAAGGCTGGCTTACACCTACCGCAAATCAGTTGCTGCAGACACACATTAACTTGGTGAAGAAAATTCAGAAATTTCTTCCTATCAGTGATGTTGTACTTGAAATCAACAAATTTGCGTTTATGCGGCTGGATAACCCTAATGTTCAGAAATGGCAATATCAACAAGGCCCGCTCTATCAAAAAGCAAGTCTTGAAGAAGCTGTCTCTGAAATGCAGGAGCACCATTGCCTGTTTTGCAAAAACACGATTGACCATTACCACCATGTGGTGCCTCAACATAAAAATGGCAGCAATACCATTGGCAACATCGTTGGCTTATGCGCAAAGCATCACGACCTTGTACATAAGGATACCTCATGGCAAGAGAAACTCGCCAAAAAGAAAACAGGGCTCAATAAAAGATACGGTGCGCTAAGTGTATTGAATCAAATCATACCGGCACTGACGAAAGAGTTGAGTTCTCTTTTCCCGAAACATTTCTTTGCGACCAATGGCAAAAGTACCTACGACTATCGTGCAGCGCACGGCGTTAGTAAAGACCACTGGCTTGATGCTTATTGTATTGCTGGTTCCGTTTTACCGAATGATGCTTGCGATAACAATATAAACAACCGCGTACCATATGAGCTTAAACAATTTCGCCGTCACGATAGAAGAGCACTGCACAAAGAAAATATGAGCCGTGTGTACACGCTCAACGGTAAAAAGGTGGCAACAAATCGCCACAAAGCCGTTGAGCAGGCTACTGACAGCTTGGAAGAATTTTGTCAAAATCATCCAGATGATGTATGCAAACTCAAGGTAAAAGAGCATCATCCGGAATATCGAAATCCAAAGCGCAACTTTCCCGGCTGTGTGTTTCTTGTTGGCAAGCATACTCATGTGATGCAAGGAACCAGCGGTTCGCACAACGGTCAGGCAGATGGATATTACGACACAAACGGCAACTCATATTCATCTGGTAAATGTAAGTTTGTTGCCAAAAACGAAGGGGTTGTATTTACATTAAATTAGTAGACCGCCAATTTTCGTAAAGAATCCCACCAAAAATAATAAATACCCAAAGTCTAAAACGGAGGAAACAAAATGAAAGTAAAAAAAATGATTAAGTCTGACGTTTCCACTTTCAAAGTTGGAGATATTATCAAGGTCAGACTCACCGATGGCGAAAAGGCACTGGCTATGGCAGTGCAGCAGGAAGAGGACGGCATGATTTTCTGCCTGGTTGATTGTCTGGCTAAAGAGTACCCGATGAATGAAACCTGTACCAATGAGGGTGGCTATGAAGCGTCCGACCTACGTAAGAAGCTGAATGGTGAGATTCTGAATCTCTTCCCGGTTGAACTCACTGATATGATGATTCCGTTCGACAACGGTGACTTGCTCCGTCTGCCGACTGAGAAAGAGATTCTCGGAGAGAACTACCACGGTGAGTATGAAAGCCCGTGTGTGAAGCAGTGGAAACCCATGAAGAAGCGCAGAAACCGTATGGCGTTTGATGGCAGTAAGGATGAGAACTTACAGTGGTACTGGCTGATGAACAAGGTCAGAGAATCCGCTACTTACTTCTCCCTTGTCAACGGCAACGGTCATGCGAGCGACGACGCCGCTTCTTACTCTGGTGGCGTTCGCCCCGCTTTCAAACTCAAGAACCATTAACGCTTTTTGCCCACAAACTCTTTTTCTTGACCTTTTGTGCGAGCGGCATAGAATAGTATTCGTACGATAGATACTATCCGCATGGACGCTATTTGCGTTCGTACAATTCACAATTCTGCTTTAAGGCGGACTTCCCGAATCTGGGAGGTCCGCCTTTTTGAGTCTATCAGAAAGGAAGATTGAAAATGACCGTTTACGATTACCGAGAATTGACTCTCAAGGATGACCTGTGCCTCGACATAAGCCATGACACGGACATCGAAAACCCACGCGAAAATGACTGCAATGCAGCCACTTTCTATTGTCTCAAAAGTCCTCGTCGCAAGATAGGCGATGTCATCGACGATGCCTACCACCTGAACGAAACAAAGCGGACACTCGAAAAAACGGGTGAGTACGTCATTTCGCCCATTTATATCTATGAGCATAGCAACATCGCGCTCAGTACGGTTCCGTTTCCTGATATTTGGGATTCTGCCTGCATCGGCTTTGCGGTCGCTAACATCAACGACTTCATGAAGCGGAGAATTTCCGATACTCCCGTATCCCGTTGTGAAGCCATGCACCGCGCCGAGGACTGCATCCGTAACGAACTCGAAGCATACAGTGACTATCTGGCAGGAAATTGCTGGCAATACTGCATCACGGACGAAGACGGCAATACCGTTGATTCCTGCAGCGGTTTTATCGGCGACGACCTTGAAAAGAACGGTATGCTGAACTACATCTGCGACTACATCGAGAAAAGATAAGGAGAAAAGACGATGAAAGTAAAAAGAATGATTAAGTCTGATGTTTCCACTTTCAAGGTTGGAGATATTATCAAGGTCAGACTCACCGATGACGAAAAGGCACAGGCTATGGCAGTGCAGCAGGAAGAGGACGGCATGGTTTTCTGCCTGGTTGATTGTCTGGCTAAAGAGTACCCGATGAATGAAACCCGTACCAATGAGGGCGGCTATGAAGCGTCCGACCTGCGTAAGAAGTTGAATGGTGAAATCCTTGACCGCTTCCCGGCAGACCTCAAGGCACTCATGGTTCCGTTTGATAACGGTGACTTTCTCCGTATTCCTACTGAAAAGGAAATCCACGGAGAGAACTACTACGGGGAGTACGAAAGTCCGTATGTGACTCAGTGGAAGCCTATGAAGCTGCGTAGAAACCGTATGGCACTTAAGGGCAAGAATGGGAACATGCAGTGGTACTGGGTTCAGAACAAAGTTCGTGAGTCCGCTGCTACCTTTGCTTATGTCTACTACAACGGCAATGCGGCCTGCTACAATGTTTCTCTCTCTATGGGCGTTCGCCCCGCTTTTAAAATCAGAAGCACCGTTGCGAAAAATCAACGAATCACCCATAGCGACTGACAAAAACCGATACCACTAGCCATCTGCACTCGTTGCGGATGGCTTTTTGTTGTTCGCGCTTGCATTAACGTGCGACTGGCATACAATAGTAATTGTATTACAGATACCATTTTACTTTGGGCGTTTTTCGCTCGTAAAATTTACAATTCTGCTTTGAGGCGGACTTCCTAATTTTGGGGGTCCGCCTTTTTGCGTCAACAAAAAGAAAGGGGTGTAATAAATTTGCGGAAGGCAGTTTTTGGATTGCGATTGTTTGAATGACTTCAATTTTGCTGCACTGACCGTCTAAAAGGGTGTACTAAACTATATCCGTGACTACATCGAGAAAAGATAAGGAGAAAACACTATGAAAATCACATTGAAAAGCAATAACGGCAAGAGCGTCACCATCCCCATCGAAGACCTGATTCAGAAATACTGGGCAGACGAAAACGACAAGCCCAACCGCATCGAGATGTCTGCCACGGTCGAAGATGAGACCATCCTTGCCGCCATGACGATTTGCGATGAGAAGGAGGAGAACTACCTGAGTGTTGACCTTGAAAGTCGAAACGAAAAGTTTGACACAGAGGCACTCTGGTGTTCTCTTGAAGCTCCGAACACGCTGAATCCGTTCGTAACCGGATACTTATATTCCGGCAACAACGAAACGGAAAGCGATGATTGGCTGCTTCGCATTGTGGACGGCTATCGAGCAGCTGATGACGATTCTCCGCGAATCGTTTTCGCGAACAGAAGAACCATCAGCGTTCAGGATTTCCGTGAAGAATCCGAGGGTGAAAACAAGTATAAGTGGTTTGCCGCCACGGAAAAACAGTTCGACAAGCCGTTCAGCTACGCTGATTTCGGAACACGCTTGGAGGAAGCCACGCACGGCTATGTAAAGCGTATTCAATCCATGATTGTCTCGAAGGATGAGGCTACTGTAAGCCGCATTGCGGATATGCTGGATTCCATGGGCTTTGATGCCGTTACCGGATATTTCGACCCCAAGGAAGACGAACGCAGCGGCGAGGTTGATTCTCTGACGGGATACTATTACGTCGATATCTGAAAACAACCAATTATAACAAGGAGTACATTAACATGGAACTGAAACTTTCTTCTAATTTCAGCGGAAAACCCGTATCTGTCGTCGTCCCTATCGAGAAAGTTATCGAGGTGTTCTGGCCGAAAGACGAGAAACCGCCTATTTCTCTTACCGTATCAACAGTTCTTGGCGCAGACAGTGCCAATGCGGAATTTTCTCTTGGTGAAGAAACCAAAGCGTCCTATCCCGGCATTTGGCTCACGACCGATAACGTTAAGAGCCATCGCCACTGTTCTTGGTTCCGCCTCGAGCTGCCGAACGATACCAACGACATCGTAAAGGGTCATCTTTACGGCGGTGATGATGAAATGGAGACTGACCAGCCTCTTGCCATCATTGCTGACGGTGTTCGTGCTGACAGGGATGAATCAAAACGCATCCTTTGGGTCGATGAAGATGTAACGTGCGTTAAATCCATGAATGACGATTATCTGAATCGTCAGAAAGCCATCACCGAAAAGCAACTCAGTGACCTTTCTTCCGGGATTTTTCTTCAAAATTTCGATTATATCGTTTACGGCAAGCTCCTTGCATCCAAATCTGAAAACACTGTGGAGTTCGTGGAAAACACTATCGTTTCCCACAACAAACAGGAGCTTGAGGTGGTTGCAAGCGGTATGGAAGCTATGGGGCTTTCAGTCGAGACGGGTTATTTCGACCCGGATGACGAGTCCTCCGTCGATGTGCCCAAGCAGCTTATCGGCTTCCATTACGTTGTTCTGAAGAAAAATGTCTAAAACATAGGAGGTTTATATGTACTGCAAAACTATCACAAAGGAAATCTTCGATTCCTATATCGCAAATGACTCGGATACCATTCTGGAGGGTGTTGTTACCAACGCTTTCGAAGGCACCGCTTTCCGCCGCTTTGTGCGCGTTCCTTTGGCTAAGGGAGAACATTATGTCGAAGCGCTGTACGAGCAGGATTTCGGCTCTTTCCCTCTGGCTATGGGTGCGAACCATTTCAGTATTAAGAATGGTCTTGAATTCATGGCGTTCATCGTTGACCGCAAAGAAACCTGCTGCAAGTCTATTTCGCTCATGATGCTCTTTGAGGATTGCAAACACGCGGATTCCAACTGGGTCACGGCTGAAATGAGAGAAAAGTTCCTCGCGTACATCGAGAAGACCTACACTCCCTCCGCCGAGGTGATGAACGACAAAAAGTTCCAATCCTTGACATACGACAGCGCCGTCAAGCAGTATGTTTATGACCGGAACAACGACACTACATCGCTCGACTTGATGCTGAAACTCCTTGAAAAGTTCGACGATTCCGTCATTGTTGACTACCTTGCGAATCCTTCCGGCTGGGAAGAGCGATTTGCCAATGCTCTGGAACGGTCCGGAATCGGGGAATCGTTTGCCAAGGAATTTGCTGAACCTTTTGTGGCATATCTGGTTCAGACCCGGCAGTATCTGGATGCGTTCAACGCAGACCCTTCTTGCTGGGAAAGCATCTGTAAGAGTCTGATGGCTGCTGTCAAAGACCACAAAAATGTTCGCTTGAACATTGAGGCTGGCGGCAAGTCGATGCAAGTCGTGTATCCTGCTGTCGGTATTGAGTCCTACGATACGATTAGGACTAAAAGTCTTGACACATTCGCGATTTCCCCGGTCCGTCATCAGGAAGAAGTGGAACAATTTCTGGAAGAAAATTGCCAATGGTACGGTCGTGGACACCGGCACAGTATTCCCTTCAAAATTATCGTATCCGTATCGAGCAGGCGCAAGGTTATCTGGGAAAACCCGCTGTTCGGGAAATAATCGAAATGCCGTTGCGAACTTGTGCGAACGGCGTAGAATAATAACTGTACGATAGATACCATCTACTGAGGCGCTATCTGCGTTCGTACAATTTACAATTTCGCTTTAAGGCGGACTTCCCGATTTTGGGAGGTCCGCCTTTTTGCGTTCACAAAGCCCGCGCCAAGGAAACCCACTGCGTGAGCGGTGGGAGTGCGTCACAATCTAAAACGGAGGAAAACCAAATGAAAGTAAAAGGAATAATTGAGTCTGACGTTGATACTTTTAAGGTCGGAGACGTCATCGAGGTCAAACTTGCAGATGGTGTAAAGGTACAGGCTATGGCAGTGCAGCAAGAGGAGGACGGCATGATTTTCTGTCTGACCGATTGCCTGCCTGGCGAGCACCCGATGAACAGCGCCAGTACCAATGAAGGAGGTTACGAAGAGAGTGACCTTCGTAAAAAGCTGAATGGTGAGATTCTGTATCTCTTCCCGGCAGAACTCAAGGCTATGATGGCCCCGTTTAACAACGGCGACCTGCTCCGTCTGCCGACCGAGAAAGAGATTTTCGGAAAGAACTACTACGGTGAGTGCGAAAGCCTGTGTGTGAAACAGTGGGAGCCCATGAAGAAGCGCAGAAACCGTATGGCGTTCGACGGCACTAAGTATGAGAAATTTCAGTGGTACTGGTTGGCGAACAAGGTTGAAGATTCCGTTTCCCGCTTCGCCAGTGTCGACGCCGGCGGTAATGCGGACTACTACAACGTTACCAATTCTATTGGTATTCGCCCCACTTTCAAAATCAAGAACCATTACGCTTTTTGCACAAACTCTTTTTCTTGACCTTTTGTACGAACGGCATAAAATAGTATTCGTACGATAGATACTATCCACAGGGACGCTATTTGCGTTCGTACAATTCATAATCTGCAAACAAGCGGACTTCCCAAATTCCGGGAGGCCCGCTTGTTGTTTTACGACGAAAGGAGTTTTTATGAGCAGCCAAAAGGCACCGGTTTCGCCGGTCATAGAGTTCATCAAGGTGTTTAACGAGATGAGCGCCCGATATGGGCGCAGCGAACTCTGGTACGACTACATCGATATGCACGCCATTGCACTTGCGAACACCTGTGATTTGCGGTGCAGGGATGCAAGAGAGGAACAGTACCATGCCATCGTCCAGAAATACGACGAGAATACGGTACAGCAGTTTGCGGTGCTTACCGCCATCACAATGACCGCGCTCTTGGAAAACCCTGAGCAGGATTTTCTTGGCACCGTTTACCATAATCTCGGATTAAGCAAAAGCCAAGCAGGGCAGTTTTTCACGCCATACAATGTCGGACAGATGATGGCACGCATAAACATGCCGGATTCTCTTGTTCTGGACAAGTCCCGTATCCTGCGGGTGAACGACCCGTGCTGTGGTGCCGGATGCCTGCTTCTGGCGGGGTACAATGCAATGCGCGAGCAGTTGGAATCCACTGACCCGGACTGGGACAAGTATGTTTTGTTTGTAGCGCAAGACATTGACCCTCTGGTCTGCAAGATGTGCTACATCCAGATGTGCTGTATTGGCGTTCCGGGAGTTGTCGTAGCAGGCAACTCTCTGTTCCCGGACGCAGAACGGGAACCGACAGATTTTTGGTTCACGCATAAGTATTTTGCTTTGGACGAGAAAGCTCTCGAAAATACGGGTATCTGACAAATTGTGTGGAATCCACATGAATCGGCAGATGTGAACAAAAATTCACAAATGGAAAAGGCTGCGACGACTGCTACCGCAAATACTGGCTCACGGAGGTAACCGACAATGGAAACGATTGATATCAAACTCAAGCTATGCCCGTTCTGTGGTTCTACAGCCGGGTTATATGTAAGCCATGACGGTAGGTATGTAGTGCAGTGCAACTACTGCAGCATCGGGACTATCCACATGAAAAGCAAGCAGAAAGCGATTGAGTTATAGAATCACAGAACGGAGGTAATAGATAATGACTAACATCACAACTTTGCGTCCCGGCGAGCATTTCATGTTCAAAGGCTTCGAGTGGGTCTGCCTTGACCCGAACCACCCTGACGGCGGCCTGTTGGCAATTATGGCAACGCCGTGGGCAAAAGACGTACAGTTCTGCCCAAGTGATAAATTTGCCGATGAGAAAGGCAACTGGAATAACTACCGCACCAGTAATGTGCGGGGAATTTTATCTGATATGGCGAACGCTGTTTTTGAGGAAAAAAGTCTACTGCCGCATACCGTTGACCTTGTTGCAGACAACGGAGACAGAGCTTATGGCACTGTACATGACTTTGCTTTTATCTTGACTTGTGACGAATACAGAAAGTACCGTGAGTTCATCCCGCACTACGACAGCTGGATTTTGACCTCCACACCTTTGTATTGCGGTGATAAGGATTCGGAAGCGGGCGCTGCGTACCACGCTCGATTTGTGAACATGGATGGTCAGCTGAACCAATTCAGTACGAACGACAGCATTGCTGTAGTTCCGGCTTGTATTCTCAATCCAAAATCGCTCAATCTGCACAAGAGTATGGCGTATGTAGAGGAGGTATAGAGAACCGTCGTTCAAGACGTAACCGTAAGACTCGTTACCGCCCGCCAAGATTTGATAACCGCGTTCACAGCAAGCATAAAGGATGGCTCGCTCCTTCAGTAGAAGTAAAGATTCAAGAGCACATTACCGTTATCAAGCGTATCTGCCGGATTTTGCCTATCACTCTTGTAAGAGTAGAAACCGCAGAATTTGACACACAGCGCTTGAAGGCAATGCTTGAAGGAAAGCCTCTGCCAGTAGGGACGGACTATCAGCTTGGCGAGATGTACGACGAATACAATGTCCGTCAGTATGTTTTGAAACGCGACAACTACACCTGCCAATGTTGTGGTGCTCATACCACCGCAAAGAAGGCTGTCAAGTTACATGTACATCACCTTGAAAGCCGTAAGATGGGTGGTAATGCGCCAGGTAATCTTATTACTTTGTGTATCACTTGCCATGATGCACTTCACAAGGGAAAAGTATCCCTTGATAATAAGAAGCGCGGCAAGCCGATGCGCGATGCTGCTTTTATGGGCATTATGCGCAGAACCTTAATGTCTCGATTGCGTGAGGAACTGCCTATTACTGTCCAAGGAACCTATGGCTATATCACCAAAATGCAGCGAGAGCAAAACGACATCAAGAAAAGCCATGTAAACGATGCCCGTTGTATCAGCAAGCATCCACTTGCTGAACCATGCAGTGTTTGCTATCGCACAAAAGCGATAAGACACCACAATCGTCAAACCCATAAAGCGAACTTCTCAAAAGGTGGCATTCGGAAAAGAAGCCAAATGCCTTATGTTGTCGAAGGGTATCGTCTTTGGGATAAGGTTCTCTACAAGGGACAAGAGTGCTTCGTTTCCGGTCGTCGTACATCGGGAAGTTTTACCCTCAAAAAGCTAGACGGCACGCGTATTTCCAAAGGTGTAACATTTAAAAAATTGCGGCTATTAGAGCCTGCAACAAATTATC